GGCGAAAGCTGGGGTATGGCTTACCTTAACTGCGGGCCTCCTAGCGGCCGTCACGAGATTGTTGGATAATGCGGCTAACGTGGCCGATACATCCGCTGAGCCTTTGTTCCCTTGGATGAAGGTAAGGCGCGTACCACAAAAGGCACCAATACCTGGAGCGCCACCGCTCGATCCTGCTGGTGTAGCAAGATGGGCAGCTCCTGGCTTGGAACATCCTGAGAATGAGATGGGCCATCGTGTTCATTGGGCTAACTTTGGTTGGCTTTCTAATGAGCTGTTGGCTTATCTCAGAATCAGAGTTTGTTTCATGCCTCGAGACGTGGCCACACTACGTAGACTTTGCCAATTAAGCATTCAATGGCAGAGGGAGCACGGGGTTCCTGACATAGCATTTCAAGGTGTTATGGCTGGAACCGTAGCTAGGGCTTACATGCTTGCTCCTAAGGAGCGGTATGCGCTGGACGAGCTGCGTGCTTACTCTGCTAGAGATGCCGAAAGGGTTTTCCCAAGGTCTGGTGGTGTGTCAACCGATCACGTTAAGCCAACTTTCTTGCAACTCGTCTTAGGGCGAGTGAGTTGGCGTGGTTGGTTGAACTCTTGGTTTGGACCTCCGCATGCAACATTGCCTAGTACTTAATGGCGTCCTACTGAAGTTCCAAGACTTCACTCCAATCCTACCCCTCCCGTGACTGTGAGGGACGTGGGGGCGGAGTTAGTCGCGGATACGGATGTGGAATGTCGTGAAGGTGGTAGGTTTTGGCGCGTGCTCCCTGTTGCACCGGGTGGCACTGTTGTTTCTATGCATGCCTCTTGTTCTTGTAATGAGAGATACAGCTTAGTCACAAGAGTGTTGTGTGCTACTACCCCCATGCTCTGGGAAGGCCAGCAACTTTTTCGAAGGGCGCTGCGTCGCATGGGTGGTTCTATGCTAGGCTATTGCGGGAGGGTGACACCATGGACGTATGAAAAATACGTCAATAGTGTCAAGGGACGCAAAAGACTGGCATACCAGAGTGCAGTGGACTCGTTGGTAGTTGACCCTTTAACTTCGCGGGATGCGAAAGTTAAGATGTTCGTTAAGGCTGAGAAGTTTGAAGCTGTCAGTCTTAAGGTTCATTCGGGAAAACTTATTAAACCACGAGCAATACAAGCAAGAGGGCCGCGGTTCAATGTTTCATACGGTCGTTACATCAAAGCCATTGAGGCTGAGTTGTACGGCTGGACTGGACCATTGCACCGTGGGAGCTCATCTCGCGTGTTTGCGAAGGGGCTTAATCAGTTGGAACGAGGGGCAATGATAGCGAGTAAATTGGCGCAGTTTGTCG